ATTTATCTGGTGTTGCATTTTTAAAAGTACCACCAGGTTTTGATGCTGAGTACGCAAAAGAAGATCATCACCCAACAGCTGGGTGTTTAGAGTTTCTTGGGTCCATGCCTAATCATTTTGCAAGACATAGTTATATTGCAAAACCAAAGGTTGGAGATTTTTATTTATTTCCATCTTGGCTTACACATCAAGTGTATCCATTTAGATGTGAAGGAGAGCGTAGATCATTAGCATTTAATGTACATTTTACGTTAGATGCACCAGTGAAAGGAGTTAACGTATGAAAGAGTTAACAGATGCAACGAGGCAAATAAATCAGATTCTTCATCAATGCGAAGATGACGGAGATACTTTTGATACAACATTAAATAAACTTAGTAGAGTTAAAGTACACGGTGTTATATTTCCTACACTTATGTTAATGGAAATTATAGATAAGTTTGCTGAAGGATATAAAGAACGTCAAAAGAAAATTGAAATACCAGCGAATGAAGAAGAGCTACAGAAAAAATACGCTAAGGCATCATCTAATTGGAATAGTAAACTTAATTAATGGAAAAGAAAATAAAAATTGGCTATCAAGATATAGTCATAGATCGTGAAACATCCACGTTTCAGAAGCAATCAGATTCATATGGTGAGTATGATCATAGAAAGAATAGTATTACGATTCAAAATGGTTTAGGACCGCTTGATGAGGCTAATACATTGCTGCATGAGATATTACACGCTGTAGCATATATAAATTCACTCACACAAAGTGACCAGCCACTAGATAGTGAGAATAAAGAAGAAATAGTTATTAATTCAATGACCAATGGCCTTGCCCAGGTGTTTCGTGATAATAAGTGGTTACTACAATATTTTAAGGATAAATTTAAATAGTGCAAACATATGAGATTAACTTATGGCTTGATAAGAAAGTTATTGAGAAAATTGTCAAGCAATTTGAGAAGGATGAGGATGTGATGGATTATATCAAAGATAATTTTGATACTACACCAGATCCAGAGTTCCCCTCACTTGATCCAAATCGTGGTTATACGCGGCCCAAGGCTTCTAAATATATTATTACATGGGCTAAAGTCCATACATATGTACGTAAGAAGGGACCTACAAGGATCGAGTTAACTGAAGATGAAAAGGAAGTACAAAAGACTCTTGAAGCATCAATTACGAAGGAAGCGATTGATGAGTGGGGTCAAAATGAAATGCTGCGTGAAGTAAGAAAACATTATTGGAGTCATCCGGATGCAAAAGGGCTTGAAGAAAAAAAATAAACAAGGACTTACACCTCGTCAATTGGAGGTGTATAATCTCATTAAGGATTATATTAAAGCGAATGGGTTTGCCCCGTCGTATGAAGAGATAAAACAGCTTATGGGCTCGAGGTCCAAGGCTCATGTGCATGCATTTGTGCATCAATTAATCAACAGAGGATGGATAGGAAGAGGAAATGGCAGGAATCGGTCAATTTTTATTTTGTAATGTGTCACCTATAGTGGTATATTTGCTAAAAAGTTTTTTTTATTTTGTTACCGGGATCAAAACTGGTGCCACAGTGACACAATTGACGATTAATTCTTGTAAATCAATGAGTTATTATGTGTCACCTATGTGTCACTACTCTAGACAACGCAAGGCACTTTTTTGTTTTTTAGATAATAAAATGAGTAAAAACTCAACTATACTGCGGGGTATAGCATGGTAGATAAGAGATTGAGTAGTGCCACAAGTGGTGCCACAAATATGGCAAAAAAGTATCCAATTCGTAATGACGGATTGACAGATAAACAACGTGTGTTTGTAAAGATATATGCTGAGAATGAAGGTAGGTTGACGCCAACGGAGTGTGCAAGACAAGCTGGATATAAAGAGGATAGAGCTAATACAACTGCATCTGAACTATTAAATGGTAAAAGATTCCCAAGAGTAGTAGAAGCTGTAATTGCGCGCAGAGCTGAAATTGAAAAGACACACGAGGTAAAATTAAATAAACATGTACAAGAATTGGCTAGACTGCGTGAGAAGTCTTTGTCTGAAAAGTCTTATAGTGCTGCTGTTAATGCTGAGCGGTTGCGGGGGCAGGCTGCAGGATTGTACATCGATAGAAAAGAAATTAGAACGGGTTCTATTGACTCTATGTCTAGAGACGACGTTTTAAAACAATTAAAAGAGTTAGGATTAACAGGTGAGTTTAAAGAAGAAGGAAATAAAACTATCATTTCGGTCGAAGAGAAATCCAATAGCGAAGGACCTAAAGACATCACGCCAGTGGAGTCAGAAGATAGTGAAAAACAAGAAAAAGTATGACCGTAAAACCGGAAACGACTTTTTGGAAGAGTGTAAAGACATTATTAGAGGGTGGTGATTACAGTGTTTCACGCCTTGAAAGTTACGTTACGCCAGGATTCCCAGATTGTTTAATATTTCATAAAGATGTAGGTTTTTTTACATTAGAATTAAAGGTCGTCCAAAGTAGTAATAAAGTATTACTATCACCATTCCAAATTGCCTGGAATATGCGTCATGCGTTGGCTGGATCCCAGTCTTATATCCTGGTTAGCTTGCCTGTCAGTGGCACGGTCAAATTGTTTCACGGCTGTAAAACCAAGGACCTCGGCGCAAACAACGTGTTTTCTGTGCCCGGGTTATATGAAGGAAGGCTCGTGGACCTAGATCTTGTCAAGCTCTTAAACTCCCAAACTCCCTCTTAACTGTTAATAACCTGTGGATAACTTTCCGCGGTCCGGGCGCCCGGCGCGCGATCCTTTTCCCTGTCAAGTCAAACTCCCGGAAGTCTGCCATTTTCCGTGGAGCTCGCATCACGCTGCTGGTTCCCGGGACCTGGCTGCAGAGTTCTGAAACTCCCAAACTCCCAGAAGTCTGCCATTTTTGTGATGACCCTGAGCTGCAGCCCCAGCTGCCGGGCGCGCCGGGAGTTTACCAGTCGGGTAGCTGTCCAAGTTCCGTGAAGCTCGAAAAAGTTATCCACAATTAGTTTGAACTAGCTATATACTTCGTGATTCGTAAATGTTATACTAAGGGCAGAAATAGATTGGAGTTACTATGGATAAAGACTTAATACATGTATTAGATAAGATTGCTAATGCATTAGAAGAAAACACTACTATATTAAATAGGATTGCAGATCATTATGATGGGGTTGTTCCTGTTATGACACGCAACGCAAATCGTGTGGAGAAAGCACACATAGAAGTTGAGGCAGATCCTCGAAGTCCTTTAGACAAAATGTATGGCTCGTTATTTGGTGACAAAGATCCAGAAACAACGAATTAACCCATAGGTTTGGGGAGCTCAAACTCCCCAAACTCCCACTGTTAATATCCTGTGGATAACCTGTGGATAAGTGGCCGGGCGCGCTGCGCGCTCCGCAAACTCCTGTCAAGTCTGAAACTCTCAAACTCCCGGAAGTCTGCCATTTGTTGGCCGGGATCCAGGATGCCAGTCAGTTACCCGGCGCGCGATCCCGTTAACCTTCGGTATAAAAGGTAGAATTTCTGCCATTTTATTTTGCCCGGGGTCTTGACGCTACCAGCATGCGTATGTTATACAATTGAAGAGACTATAGAAAGAGAAGGAAAAATGCCGTTTTTATTACTACTTATACCCCTGAAACTCCTGTTGATCATACTGGTCCTGCAGCAGCTCCTGCATCTCTGATGTGACCAGGGCCCAGCTCCTGCAGCTGCGTCAAACTCCCAAACTCCTTGAAGACTGCGAAGTTGGATTCGTGATTTGTGAGCTCTCTGACGCACCGGGCGCGCCGGGCATGAAAGTTGCGAGATGTCAAATACTTGGAAAGTTGTCCACAAGAATTTGGAAGATAGGGTTGTGATGGATTACATTTGATGATATAATGATGTCATTGGTTGTTAAAACGGTTTACCTAGTGATATCCCAACCAACATGAGGCAAGATAAACGGAGTTATTCGGCTCTTGCCTCAAACTCCTAAACTCCCCCAAACTCTTAAACTCCATTCAATTATGATTCGTGTCCAGCCCGGGCAGCAGGTAAAGGTACTTCAGGGTACGCTGGAATTTGGACATAAAAAAAGGGGGATATAATATCCCCCTTTGTCGTGGTTTATAAGTGGACTACAATACTTATTCCACTAGACCTAATCTTTTGACTAGGTATCCAATATCACCTTGCATATGCTTGATTAATTCTAAACCCCCATTGTTTCTATTTTGACTTGCCCATTCAACTATTGAATTGCAAAGTACACCACAAATTAGTTTCCAATCAGCACTAGAGGTCATTGGAACTTTTACGTCAGCCAACTTATCAAGGTTGCCTAATTCTTTCTCTAACTTTAAATGGTCAATCATCTCTTTTAATAAAGGTGATATGTCAGTACCATTTGAAGTTATCATTGGTAAATTATCAGTCATAGTAGTCCTTAAAAGTAATAGTTTGAACACTTATCCATCATGGCACAAAGTGTTATAGTAAAGAAATATATGGCGAATAACATCGCCACATATATTGAAAACTCAAATATTAATAATGATACAAGCTTTACTCTTTCAAGTAATCTAAACATCTTGACCATTAATCTTGATTACAGTTAATGGGTTAATGTTAGCCCATTTTCTGTGTTGCGGTAATAAGCCATTACCAACTCTAAATGCTAGAACATAATCATTATGTTCTTTAACATTGGTTGGTATTGGATTGTTAGTATGTCTCCAAGCATAACCACCAAGAATACCTCTCTTAACTTTAGAGATAGTTCCAGCATTATTACGCCATTCGCAAGAGAAGAAACCCATTCCAACTTTGCGTTTGAATTCTTCTTTAGTCATAGTAGTCCTTTCTATTTCTATCTACCTTGTATCATGGCTAGATATGATAGTATATAGTTAATTAAATTAATTGTGGATATCCTGTGGATAAGTCGCCCGGGATATAGTATGCTCGTGCGTGTGTGTACTACTAGATGTAGGGGTGCGACAATTTGTCGCGCGGCAATTTGCCGCCCGGGCTCTGCGCTCGCAAGCATGCTCGCGCCCGCTCGCGAACTCGTCAGCATCCGCAAAGTCTGTGGGGTATCCCCCCCTTTTCAACTTGGGACTCTTTTATTTTTGGTTTGGCAAGTCTGAGAGTGACAATCACGTATAAAAACGTTATAATACTAATCTTAAAAAAATTTTTAAAAAATGGAAAACGTTTCTAAATTAGAATCACTAGATACGAATACACTGAAGTTGATTCTTAAAAATGCACTGGAAGAAAAGCGTGAAAAAGCGCAAGGCGATTTCATGACTTTTGTCAAACAGGTTTGGCCTGAGTTTGTAGAAGGTAAGCATCATAAGATATATGCAGAGAAGCTAAATCGTATTGCGAGTGGTGAGCTTAAAAGACTTATTGTCAATATGCCACCAAGACATACAAAATCAGAATTTGCTTCACATTTATTTCCGGCGTTCTTCATGGGCCGCCATCCAAAAGCCAAGCTTATTCAAACAACTCACACAGGTGAATTAGCAATCAGATTTGGACGTAAGGCCAAGAACCTGATAGAATCAACAGAGTATGAAAAAGTTTTTCCAACGGTTACACTTGCTGCTGATTCCAAAGCTGCTGGACGTTGGGAATCAAATCATGGCGGCGAGTATTTTGCTGCTGGTGTTGGTGGTGCTATTACTGGTCGTGGTGCCGATTTACTTATTATTGATGATCCTCATTCAGAGCAAGATGCTCTTTCGCCCACGGTCCTAGAATCACATTACGAGTGGTATACTTCCGGTCCACGTCAGCGTTTACAACCTGGCGGCGCGATTGTGTTAGTAATGACAAGATGGTCGATTAAAGATCTCACTGGTAAGCTGCTCGAGGCCCAAGGCAAAGATGATATGTCTGACCAATGGGAAATAGTCGAATTTCCTGCAATTATAAATGATAAACCTATGTGGGGTAATTTTTGGTCTTTGAAAGGTTTAATGGGTGTTAAGGCATCTATTCCACTAACCAAGTGGCAAGCACAATGGATGCAGCAACCTACATCCGAGGAAGGTGCACTTATAAAACGTGAGTGGTGGAAAAAATGGGATAGTGACAAGATCCCAGAACTAGAGTATATTATACAGTCTTACGATACCGCATTTAGTAAAAAAGAAACAGCTGACTATTCAGCTATAACAACATGGGGTGTATTCCAGCCAGATGAGGGTGGAAGACCATGCATTATTCTTCTTGATGCAAAAAAAGGAAGATGGAATTTTCCTGAGTTAAAAGCTAAAGCACAAGAGGAATATAAATACTGGGAGCCAGAATTGGTACTCGTGGAAGCGAAGGCGAGCGGCCTTCCATTAACACACGAGCTCCAAAAGGCGGGGGTCCCTGTAATTAACTTTACACCGTCGAAAGGGAATGATAAACATTCAAGGGTAAATAGTGTCGCACCTATATTCGAATCAGGGGCAGTTTATGCTCCATTAGACAGGCGTTGGGCAGAAGAAGTTATCGAGGAGTGTGCAGCATTCCCTTTTGGGGACCACGACGATTATGTTGATAGTACAACACAAGCGTTAATGCGTTATCGACAAGGATACTATGTCGAGCTGCAAGACGATTTCAAGGATGAGCAGAGGCAAGAAGGCTTTAGGAGGGATTATTACTAATGGCAGAAGACGCTAACACTAGATATCAAAGAATGCTTGAAAGCAAACGTCACTTACGTGATTCGAGCAAAATTAAAGATTTTGAAGCTGAAGATACTGGAGATTATGAATACACTCCGGCTACAGAAATGGATTCTGAATTTATTCCAGATAATGAAGCTGGAATACCAGGAGAAGACTATAGTTTCATAGAAAATGTAGTTGCCACTGGATATAACATTCCTAAGACAGTTGCTGATTACGCACTACAAACTCTTCCTATGGCAGAAACAATAATAAATCCAATGGGTGAGTATAGTGGTATTTATGATTATTTTAAAACACTTGGATCAACTAATTTAG